GAGGAGACGATCCAAGAATTGGAATTAACCGCTTGGAAATGGATCGGTCCGTAGGATTTCCCTATGTCATGATGCACACTGATCGAAAGACACTCATCAGTGATCCAAAGTTCATCAGGACCCTGGCAGCTCGTGAAAGGAGAGCCATGAACGGACAGTTGATTAACAGTGTATGGATCGATTGCCTGAAAGACGAGAAAGTTAGTTTGGCAAAAGTTGAGCTCGGAAAGACGCGATCATTTTGCATTGCGCCGCTCGACCATGTCATATTAACCAAACGTTATTACGGCGATTTCTGTTACCGTTACATCAAGACATTTGGACAACACTCGGGAACAGTGGGAATCAACGCAGAAGGCACGGATTGGCATTGGTTGATTGAGAGTCTACTGCAGTTCTCCTGGTTCGGTTTTGATGCTGATTATTCTGGATTTGATTCGACTTTACACCCAGAGCTTATTCAAGCTTTCGTTCGAATCTCAGATAATCTTTATCAAACGCCGGACCCCGAGAAACGCGTACGACACACGTTGATGGAGGAGGTTTACCACACCGTGGCCGCATCTGGAAATAGGATTTACCAGAGACGCGTTGGTCAACCATCTGGTTGTGGAGTAACATCAGTGCTGAATTGCATTGTGAATGCAGTCATCATTCGCTTGATTTGGATGGAGTCTAGACGACGTAATGGATTGGGTGATTCGCTCGAGAGTTTCGATGATCAGATCATGGACCGGAATTATGGCGATGACCTCATCTGTGCAGTGAGAGGAGTTGATGGAGACTTCCTGACGATGATGGCGAATGTTGCGTTCGAGCATGGGATCAAGCTCGGATCAGCAGAAAAGGATGGAAAAGGAATTTCGCTGAAGAAAGTTATTGATTGCAAATTCCTGAAGAGAACAACAAGAAAGGAACTTGGAATGTTTGTAGGTGCATTGGACCGAACCGTGATTGAAGGATTATGGAATTGGGCACTACGAGGACAGGAAGAGGAGCAGGGCCGCGAGAACATCCGCGTGGCCATGAGATATATTGCGTTATGGGGAGAAGACGAATATGACGCAATGGCGGAAAACGCCAGAGAGGTACTAGGCTATGTACCTGAATGGATAGAGCAGATGCAGCTGATGGGAAACTATGCAGGCTGCGAGATTTCTCCCTGTCCAATAGCCGGACATGGTGATATGTTGCTTAAGTATGGACTTAAATGTCAGGCGAGGAAACATTTCATCAGCCTCCAATGGCAGATCATCCCACACGATGATGGCTATGTTTAACAACGGACGCACAACAACAAAAATTTAACCAAACACCTATGAGCGTGAAGCAACGTGTCTTCAGTAAATTGAAGCGCAATACAGGGTGTTACAATTTGGCCCTACACCATCATTTTATAATTAGGAATTTAAAATTCAGAATGATCGGGTAACCCATAAGGAAAGTATTTTACAGAAGTAACAGGTTTAAAATCCTGCTCTGCTCCCGCATTCTATTAGTATTTAATAAGGACCACAGCAACCACAGATAATAAAAAGCTGGCCCTCTAATTGGCATTTATT